TAAATAATATTGATAAGTTATCGTTATTTATTTTAAATTGGTCAGCAATACCTATTGGCATTGTATTAGACATGACCATTGTATTGTCTTCTCTTGTATAAGTTGTTCCACTTGAATTACCAATATATGTAGTATAAGTTGTTGCTGTATATGTATAATTGTATGTCTTACCTGTTGTTGACCATTCATTAAATAAATTAGTTCCTTGTAATGCCCACATCAATTTAGGTTTTGTTTTAACACCTGTATATTGATAAACAGTTTGGTCTTGACCACCAATTGTGGCTGATGTCGTTGCACCAGCATAATTAATTCCTAATGGTAATCTAATCTTACCACTTTCAGCAACAGAACCATTAGGTAATTGTATTGTATCCCATTGTCTGAATATCTCAGATGAGAATGTTGTTTTAGTTTCTCCTGTTGTTGATTTAAAATCTGTTGTATTTGCAACAAACTTTTGTCCATATATTTTATTGTTTCTATTTTTAAATTGTAAATTTCCATAATCACCATCCTCAACATCATAAAATGTTAAATAACTATCAACATAATTTAATGCAGGTTCAACCGAAAATCCTTGATCGTAAGATAATTTATCTGTCCAATCCCAAACATCACCAGTACCCACAAAATAGGTATATGGTTCAATTATAATTTGATTTGCTACCTCAGGGTCTTCAACAAATACTAAGTTAAATTTCTTAGCTATAGAACTTAAAAAGTCTATCTGTTTAAATTTATCATCTATAACTAAACTAAAATTGACATAATCACCGTCTTTATAATTTATAAAATCACCTACTGCTAAAGGAGGATATTTTAAATCATTATATGCTATTGATGGAATTGAAACAAATCCACTTGTGGCACTAACAAAACTTGTAACCTTTCTAGAATTTGTACCAGGTGGAGGTGGAGCTTGACTTAATGAAATTGTAACCCCTGATGTTGAAGGTGGTATTGTATAAACTTCATTATAATATTCAGCAAAAGTAAAACCAAATATGGTAAATAATCTTCTAATTAACATTGTTACTTTAATCTCTTCTGAACAATATGATGGAATATTAGTTCCTCGTTGTGCAACAATTAAATCAAACTGAGTTAGTCCTGTTGATGGGAATAATGAAACCCCAACATCAGAAGGTGCATAAGTAAATATGTTATCTAACTGATATGAAAATTTAGTCAAATTTGCACTAAAATAACCATACATATATAACGTTTTCATCCACGGCGTATTCATAAAGTCTGACTTAATTGAATATCCATATTGTTTAAACATTAATTTAATTAGATTCCAAATAGATAATGCAGGTTTTAGTTGATTATTTATCAATCCTTCATTAGGAGAATTAAGACAATAAGGTCTAACACCGTCAGAAAACGCTGCAGCAGCATTAGTATAAGCACCTTGTTTAATTGGTGAAGATGTATATAATCTTGTTTGACTTGCTATTGTACCACCACTAACATTTACAGAACTACCTGTATATAAATAACCATTATGAACTATTGGATATAAATAAGGTTGTGGTTGTTCCTGATTTTTAGAAAAATTAGAAATATTCCAATCAGTTAAAACTGCACTCGTATTAAATATATGATTAAAATTATATTCACCATCAGCAAAATCTAAATCTCTTAATAAGTTATTACCAATGTCTGCAAATAAAGTTCCTACTGTACTGAATAATGATACACTATATTCAACAGCACTATTTTTTATGTTTATTTTATTTAATCTCAAATAACCAATAAAATAAGGTTCATCATTAATTAATACCTGACAATTAACTTTTTTAATTGCACTAAATCTAAATGATTGTGTATCAACGTCAAAGAAATTTTCAAAAAAAGAGTTGTTTATTTTTGTGCCAGGTAAAGAAAGACTTAAAGCAGTATCACTATTCTTTTTTGATATGTCTGTAAGGTCTGCATAATTCCTTGTTACCTTTATTGGTATTGATGCAATTGTATCTAATATTTGATATTGTGTATTACCAGTTATATTATTTAATTGAACCCTTAAAATAGTTTGTTGTTGTTGCGACATATTAAAAACCTTTATTAACGAAGTAACTATCGGTGGTAGTTAATGTTATTTTATATTTACGTAATTTTTGATGTTTTTTATTTAATGTTTCAACCGATGTTGAACTTACAGATACAGGTCTTAAATCCTTGTATATTTTATTTTGTCTATCAATAGGACTAATATAATCTGGATTCATGATATAAACCTGTGGTGAAACAAATAATTGTTCTATCCATTGTGATTCAGGAATTGTTAAATAGTTACTTTCCAATTCCACGTTAATATCGATATTCGTGTCAAAGGTCTTAACACTTCTACCCAAATTTCTATCGGGAGACTGAATATTAGTTGCGTAATATCTGTTATCATATGTTTGTCTTGTTATTTTTTTACTATCTTGTCTAAATGATTGGAAGGTATAATAATCATATCCTCCTTGTTCATTTAACCAAACAAGTCTTGTGTTTTCAGGTAAGCAGTTATTATATAAATAAAAATAAAACGCTTCACTGACAGGTCCAACTGGTCCTACATTTAATCTATTTGTATTCCATGTTGGAAGACCATAAGATAACTGAACACGATAATAAGCCACATCATTCCACGTAACACCTGTATATAAATTTGATATATCAACAGGACCACAAGGGATAGAAAAACGTTTTAACGTATCAACAAAACCAGTAGGACTTTCATATGGTGTTCCTATTTTATTTAACTCTTCATAGTAAGTTCCCATTAATGTATTTGATGCATTAAAAAACTCTATAGTAAGCCAATCTGCTTCAATTACCATTCTATCTCCTGTTTGACCATTTAGATAAAATAATACATAATTTTCGTCAGGTTGTATATATTGAATACGAGGTGATGATGTTAAAAATCTTGCTGTTTCACTCATTTCAGGAACAGTAGGATAATCCATAAGATATTGAGAAACAGGGGATAATCTATTATATAAACTAACCGTATTTCCTGTAAAACCTGTACCTATAACTGTACCTACTTCTTGATCGAAATTTGGTCTAATAAAATTATTATCAAATTGGAAAGTTCCACCAACGTAATCAAAATATTTTCCTGTTGATGTATAACCTGATGGAAAGAATCCTGTAGAATCTACAAAATCAGGTAAGTATGTAAAGTGATTTAAATCATTTTGTGGAATATCAGTATATTCAGTAACATAAGTAATACCACTCAAATATCTATAACCATATTTAAAGTTTGCTTTAATACCATTTGGGTATTCAGCTTCCACATTAATTTCTTTTGTAGTTGTATCAAAATCATTTAACCAATAATATTGATAATGTTCCGTATTAATATAATTTTGTAAATATTGATATGGTCTTAAATTAAATTTATATGTATATGTTAGACCACTAATAATATCATATGGAACTAAAGCCATTCTTCCAACTTTTAAATCATTTGAATACAAATCAATTACCATTTCCATAGTAGATTCATAAGTTGTTCCTGTTAATACTATTTCGTATGACCCACCACGTTGATATACAAAATCAACACTTCTCCTAATTTGAGAATTGCTGTTTAATCCGTTGCTGTATAATTGTTGATAACCAAATGCCATATTATTTGAGTGAATTTATTAAGTCGTCTATTGCTGAATTTTCTAATAATTCATCAATTTTTTTATTATTTAACATTCTATTAATTGCTTCTTCCATAAAATGTGTGGGTCTAATACCCTTATTTTTTATACTTGTACTAATAGCATACGCCATTGGTAGAGCTTTATTAGATTTTATAGATGATTGTAATTTCTTTCTAAACTTTTGTTGTCCTTTTACCAATCTACCCCTATCATCTCTTACATTAATTCCTTTATCTTGCAACCATTTCATGATTGCTTTAACAGGAACATAAGAACCTTTACTTCTACCTTCATCTACAACTTGAGCATAGTCTAACATATAAATTGTTAAGACATCTAAATCACCATCTTTTTCGGGTCTAACTGATATATAATCAATTAAATCACCTGAAGCCTTTTTATAAGCCATACCACCATTATAAGGATATTTTGTTTTTGATAAAACATCCTTTATAATCTGTTCAACGATAGGTGCTATTGCTTCTAAGTCCATTTGTTATTATTTGTTTTTATAATGTTACTATTTGAACCCAATTCGTACCGTTATAGAAATATAGTAATGAACCACTTACTGCCAATGAACCTGTTAATGCTGTTCCTAACGTTGCTTGTGGAGTTAATATAAGTGGTTGTGCTAAACTTACTGAACCTGTAATTGGTACACCTCCTGAACCACTAATAGCGTATCTTGAACCATTTTGACCAGCAACTGAAGTATTTGTTGAACTACTAAACCCATTATTTACTGTTAAACCATTAGCAAATGAACCTAATGCTGATACACCTAATGAACCTGTTATTGTTGTATTACCACTACTATCAACTCTTATTGCGTTTTTTCTTGCCCCATCCGATGTTCCTGCACCAACTACAAATATTGAATCTAATGT